CTTGTTCTCCTGCTATCACTTCACGCACGTTACCATATCCGTAATCAGATATATAAAATCTTTTCTTCTCAGTAAGATTGAATGCCATATCAATAACTTGGTTAAAATGATTTAACTTCTCTTTATCCTGTAAACTATTTTTGATAATGGATATCATTCTTCTTTGTCTTTTTAATTTCTTAGATGATGCACGATTTTCAGTAAGTGGTTCGTTATTATTCCACTCTGTAAATTTATCATGTAGATTATGAAATGCCTCTTTGTATAGAACAGGAATAAATTTGCTATCTGTTAAACCTTTAAATCTAATAAAAGGTTTGAGTCCATCATATTGTGATGCACTACTACTTGATCCATAGAGAGAGGTTGTTTCAAATAATGCTATATCTTTTTCAAATATATTGTTTAGTTTTTCTCGAATAAAATGTGATACACATATTAATGCCAAAAGTTTACCACCAAGATAATTATATCCAAATGGTTGTGAGGGAACTATTGCAAATCCCATTACAGCATGACGATTGAATATAGTTAAATTAGGTGCTTTTCCTATCCATTCATTTCTAGGTTTAGAATTTATTAAGGGAGATTGTAAACGTATAAATCCAACTATTTTATTTGTATTTTTTTCATATACCATTAATCGCAATTCACGACCGGGAATATTATCTTCATTATTATGAGATGATACAGAACTCAAAAGATTTCGATAATAATCTTGTGGTATTCCATTTTGAAATCTGTCACCAACAAGACGTATATCAAACTCCATATCATTTGGATGAATATCTTGATTAAAGAAATCATCTTTTGGATCATCTAATATACTTGATTTAGTTACGACTGATTTTTTAACATGACGAAGATACTCTTCAAGATTAGTAAAGTTCTGGAAGTAATCAATAAATTGATCTGCTGCCCATGATGCTTTATCATCGTCAATTTGTTTAATCGTCATAATGGCATAATACCATATGGATTCCTCTTTTTCTCTAACAAGTCCATTTCTATTTTGATCTCAATTATTTCAGTAAGATCGCCAACTTTTTCAGACATCTTACGATATCCATTACCAACATAGATTTGACCTGCCATAACTGCAATAGTTGCAGCACCCCAAAAAATGTAATATCGACTTGATTTCACTTGATGTTTTAATTTTGTATAAGATTTAGTCATTTTGATCTTGACGCGGATAATAGACCTCAACATAAGAATTACATTGAGGGCATGATAAGTTTGTTACCATACTATACTCTGCTTCATCAAAATCGTCAAGATCATGATCACCACCCCAGATTAGTTCGGTATCACAGTGCCAACAATTCATAATATAATGTCCTCTAATTTGTATAGTGAAATAAATTCAATCTCATTATTTTCCCACACCTTGTGATTCTCCTGACGATCAACGATTGCAACAACACGATTTACAATGTAACCTGCATTACGCAAAACATTTACTGCTTTGATTGCACTACTACCAGTTGTAGTTACATCTTCTAATACTGTTACGACAGATCCTTTAGGTGGTTTGTTACCTTCAATAACTTCTTTTGTACCATATCCTTTTGGGTTCTTTCTCACGATAAGAGCATCAATATGCTTACCAGAATAATATGCTTTCTGTGCAATACCGCATACTAATGGGTCAGCACCAAGTGTAAGACCACCAACTGCAACTGAGTTGTCTTCAATATGTTCAATCATTAAATGTGAACATAATGCACTACCCTCACAAGACAATGTAACTGGTTTACAATTTATGTAATGTTCTGATTCTTTACCTGATGATAAAGTAAAGTTTCCTTTTTTGTATGCTCTTTCTTTTAGAAGATGTAGCAATGTTTTTCTATGTGTTTCCATTACAGTATCAGTTTCTTAGTTGGTTTTGATATTTTACCAAACATTGAATTATATTGTTCGATAATATCTTCTTGAGGATCTGCCATGTACACGACATATTTTTTAGTCACTTCAAGTTTATCTTTTTGAAGTAAAGGAGACCACGGAGCAAATGCAATTTGTCCTTGTTTTTGTGACGGTACTGCCACAATCGGATCAGTGATTGTAATTGAATCAGTGTCCTCTTTTGTTAGGTCAGCGATAACATCTTCGCCAGACCACATACGAATTAGTTTTACAGTCATTTGAATTCACACTCCACCATAATTTCGGTTAAACAAGCAAGTAGGTTAATTTCTTGATCTGCTACAAATGCTACTTGGTACTGGTATTTAGCCAGAATAAGAACAGCAGCAGGAATAGAACTAGAGACCAAGGTTTCATATAAACTATCATAGATACGACGAAAAAGCAAAGTAGTATCATTATCCAAGTTGGTATTAACCCACTTACGGACTTCAGAAAAGTTTTTTTCTTTGAGATTCTTGGTGAGATCATTTATTGAAACATCAGAAAAGGACGCTAGTATTCCGGAGTCTATTTCACCTCCAACCGAGTATCTTTGACACTCATTTAACACTCTCCTCCAATCAGGAAAGTGTTTACTGATTAACTCAGCAACAACCTTCTTATCACTCTTAATATTTTCTTTGTCAAGAATATGATTTATTCTAGAAAAGAATTGTGCTGCTATTGTTGGTTTGTCTTTTTTATTAACTGAGAAGTCAACAACAGAACACCTAGAATGTAATGGGTCGATAATTTTGTTTTTGTAGTTACAGGTAAAGATAAACCTGCAGTTTTTGGAGAACTCCTCAATACTCGCTCTGAGAAGGAGTTGTACATCGGAAGTGGTATTGTCTGCTTCATCGATGATGATGACTTTATGTTTCGACTCGCTTGTAAGAGAGACGGTAGATGCGAAGTTCTTTGCGTTTGTCCGAACAGTGTCGAGAAAACGTCCTTCATCCGATCCATTAATAACATAATAATCTGCTCCAAGTTGATTGCATAATGCTTTTGCAACTGTTGTCTTACCAATTCCCGGTGGGCCTGATAGCAACATGTTTGGTATCTCACCTGCTTGAAGAAAATCTTGAAAGGTTTTCTTGATACCGTCAGGTAAAATACATTCATCAATTGTTTTAGGTCGATACTTCTCAACCCAAATAAAATCACTCATACCCAATCAGGTTTACGATCTGGTTTCCTAAGATAATTATCGCACACCCAAGGTTTAGATGCAATGTATCTTTTATACTTCGTTAGAATATCAATACTTGGATCATGCTTGAACTCATCAGGGCCTGCAAAAGCAAATGGTGTTGCCTCTTTGTGACAATCTAATGTCTTGCCTGTGTGTTTTTCAAATACTTCTTCTGCTGCATTCATTGCAGTTTGACAAGAATGTATTTTACCATATCTGGTTTCATACTCATTAAGTAAAGCAAATCCATGCTGAATTAACCATGCAGTATTCGCAACACTTTCTGCTGCCCATATTGTGCATGGATGTCCACGGAATGCACCCTTCTCTGTATTGTAAGGTGTTCCATCTTTCTTAGGTAGTAAATCATTACCCCAGTTGTAGTACCATTTAGAGAATACTACTGCCAACATTTGACATGTCTCTAATGGCATCTTGACCACATGTTTGTCAGGCAACACTTGTGCTGAAACATTTGGGTCGGGATCAGTAACGAAAATATT